AAGCATTAGAGAACGTCGAGATAGAAGAGGGCGTGGATCTTGGTGAGTTAGCAGATGGTGCCAAGAAGATAGCAGGAAAGATAAAAGACAAAGCAAAAGAGATAGCACCAAAGGTAGGTGACAAGGCAAAGAAAGTTGGATCAAAAGTAAAAGATAAGGTAAGTAAAAAGTTAGGTGATGTAGGTGATGCAGCAAAAAATAAGGTGCGTGATGTTAGTGCTGCTGCCAAGAAGAAACTTACAGATGTTGGTCAAGGTTTAAAAGGTTTTGTAGGAGATAAGATTGCAGCTGCTAAAGCAATAGGAAAGAAACCTACTGTTAGTAAAAGTGCAAAGACAGCACCTAGTCAAGAGAAAGTTGCACCTAAAGCACAACCACAACAAGATCTTGTACCAGATTCAGTGGCAGCGTTTAGTAAGAGAGCTGATGGTAGCACAATATATGATAAGAATGAGAGAATTAGAGAATTTCTTAAGAGTCAGGGTAAACCTATCCCTGAGAAATACCAATTAAAAGAAGCGGGTGAAGTAGAGGGAACTGAGAGTTTAGAAGACGCAGGACTTGGTGAGAATGACAAGAAGAAAAACGTAGATAAGAAAATAGAGAAAGATTTTGAGGTCGATCCTAAGATGAAGAAAGCATTTAGTGAGGCATTGGCATTGCCCGCTAAGTCTGCTGCTGTTGCGTTGATTGATTTATTAGAGAAGATCCCTGCACCAAGTAAGGAAGCATCTAAGATCCTCAATAGAAATATGACAAAGATAACCAATGCATTCAAGTTAGGTGCTGCTAGTGCTGAGGTTGCTAATGATGAAGAGGACAACGATGAGGATGATGAGGAGTTTGAAAGACCCAGTTTGCTAGGTGCACTTGTCAACAAGGCAATGGGATTCTTTGGTAAAAAGAAAGAAGAAGGTGGAGGTGATAGTGGATCGGGTGACAGTGCAGGACAAATAAGTGGATCCAGTCCACAACAAAAACTATTATCACCACAAATGGGTGACCCTACCACAGGTAAGAGAGCACCATACACAGGAACTGCTGATGGTATAGGTCTTGGTGATGGTTCTGGTAGAGCTATGCAACCTATCAAGAAACGTAAGGGTCTTGCTAAAAAATTATTTGGCATGACACCGATGGGTATGGCATTTAATGCAGCATCTGCAGGAGTCAAAGGTCTAAAATCACTCACTCAAACCAAAGCATTCAATAATATTACAAACATAGGTAAGAAAGCATTTAATATGACACCCATGGGCATGGGTTTAAATCTTGGAAAGAAAGTATTTGGTGGTGTAAAAAATATATTTGCACCAAAGGGTGAACAGACAGTTAATCTAACAGAACTAACTGATAAAACTATACAGGAAAACAGAGAGGCAGCGGATTCAAAGACAGAGAAAGCAATCGCAGTTGCAGAGGGAACTGGTGGTATAGGTGGTTTAACAGATGATCCTGCTCAACCAGCTCAAGAGGGTAGTGAACTTGCTCGACCTAATATAATTGAGTCTCCATTTATTAATGTATATAATACAACGTCGCAATTCTAATGTCAGTTAACACACAGTCAAACTTTAATATCATACGTTTTCAGATAATGGATTTTCCTCCCATTGGTGTTAATCAGGTGTTGTTCTGCAGATATACTGAGGACATACAATCTGCTACCATGCTCATGGAAATACAGGTGACTGATAGTGAGACAGGTTTTCTATCTGAGTTAACAGGTATGGAGAACGTGTTTATACAAATTGCAGACAGTAAGTTTGAGACGGAGATTGGTGGTGAGTTTGTCATATATGATATACAGGACAGAAGGAACATAGGTGGTAAATCATCTGCAGTTTTGATGATGTGTAAAATAGATTTCTTAAACAATGCGGGTAATAAAATATCACGTAGATTTGGTAAAGGTCAAGGTAGTAAGATAGATAGGATCGTCAAGAAAGAAATCTTAGGAGATTTGATAGGTGTGCAAGATAAAAGAATGACAAACTTTGAGGAGTGTGTCAATAACTTTTCTTTCGTATCACCATACTGGAATCCATTTACTGTGATTAGATGGTTGGCAGCAAAGGCAATACCAGCTAAGAAGGGTAGCGGTAGAAATGCATCAGCAGGGTATGCTTTTTACGAGACAAGATCAGGATATAATTTTGTGTCGTATGACTCATTTGCTGAGAAGGAACCAGTCACACGTATGGTTGTAGGTCATGATCCAGAAGAACTAGAGGATGAAGAGGATAAGAATATTACACCATTGGATAAGATTACGATAGAATCCTCTGTTGATTTATTCAAAGGTTTAAATTATGGATCGTACTCTAGTAACGTGATGACATTAGATCTCAAGGACATGAGATACAAAGAATATCCATTTAGCATCAATAAATATTACAGAGATGTCAGTGTAATGAACTCTAGGAAAACTCCAGAGTTTTACAAAGGATTTGACAATCAAAGAACATATACTAGGATTATGTCAAAGATATCTGACTCTGCACTGTTTACAGAGGGCACATACACACAGGGATTCACAAAACAACTTTCACAATCATCGTTACGGGAAAAATTATTTTACAGTAAAAAAGTCATAGTAGAATTAGTATCAGATTTCTCATTAGAAATAGGAGAGGTGGTTCAACTAGACATTTACAAGGGTACGAGTGATAGAGAGCAGGATTTTGCAAACTCTGGTAAATATGTTATTGGTAAGGTGGAGAGAACATTCAAATCTAGTGAAGATAAGATGACATCTAGATTGACTTTATTCACAGACTCAGATGGTGAAGAATCATGATCAATGAATCATTTGCTAATTTTATAGGAAAAGATGGGTTCAACTGGTGGATTGGACAGGTAGAGAATGATGGTTACGGGTTTTGGAACGCAGTCAACGGGTCATTTGATTTTACTGATTGGGATTGGACTAACAAGGTAAAAGTTAGAATCGTAGGTTATCACAATCCTAATAGAAAAGAATTACCAACATCTGACTTACCATGGGCACAGATCCTGATGCCCCCAACATATGCACAGAGATCTGGTATTGGTGCTAATCATCAGTTATCAGTCAACTCTTGGGTTGTTGGATTTTTCATGGATGGTGCATCTGCACAAATTCCTATTGTTATGGGAACTATTGGTGATGAGAATCCAAGAAGCAGTTATGGTGTCAAAGGTGGTAAAGAAGAAGGATTTGCACAGTTAGTAAGTCCTAATTATAATTTTCGTGATCATGGCGAGAAAGGCACAACACCTCCTAACACAGGTAGCACAGTCGAGACTAACGAGGAAACTGGTGTAGATCAAGCACCTACAAACAATGATGGTCATACGCACAACTCTACAGATAGTAAAAACGAACGAGGACCTGCAGAACTAGAGAGTGAGAAACAAAAACTATCAAAAGAAAAACAGGAAGTTACTGTACATGTAGGTAACGGTAAGTGTGGTAGTGAGACTGCTGCAAAGTTAGAAGCACCCATGGCAGAGTTCATGAAGTTTGCTCGTGGTATAGAAAAGAATGAAATAGATCAGTTTATAAACAAGGCAAATGGTGCGGTTGTAGATTTAGATTATGAGATAAATCTAGTCCAACAACGCATACAAAAGAAACTTACTGGACTAACTGCTAACATCAAGGGCGTAGTCATGGAGGAGACTAACAAACTTGTAAAAGAGGGTCTTGAAGAGTTAAGTATTCCAGATCCAGAATTAGATGTTGCAGTTAGAGATCAACTCAAAAATGTTGGTGATCTAGTATCATGTTTGTTTAAACAGTTGATAGATGAACTTGGTGACTTTATCAAAGGAATGCTTGAGGATCTAGTAGAGAATGTCCTTGACACTGCATTATGTCTAGTACAAAATATTCTTGGTGACATCATGAAAGAATTGATGGACAAAATTACGGGTGCATTGGATGTATTGAAAGGTGTAACGGGTGCAATCAAAGGATCTGCAGACAAAATCCAAAACTTAACAAACAAGGTTGGTGACTTCTTAGATCTATTTTGTGATGGTCAACTATCATGTGCGATTGGTGCATCAGTATTTGAGACAGGCATCGGTGCTAAACCAAAAGGATTAGAAAAGGCAGCAAAAGAGATATCACAATATAAGGTAAAACCACCTAACTTTGTGTCAGTGGTTGGTAAGGGTGTACCTAAGAATGGTTTTGTCCCAACAATAGATCGTAATGGAATCAAGAAAATATTTGACACTACGAGTGGTGCACTGGTTGATCTAAACAGTCCTGCAGGAATTGCTACAGGTTTGACAGATAAAGCATTTGATACACGAGGACCTCTAGAGAAGTTTGAGGGTATCAATTTCTATGATTCACAGGGCAAAGTAGCAAGTCAAGCGGTACAGTGTTCTAACTCTAACTTGAATAGAAAACCATGTTTCCCAGAAATGGTATGGGATAACTTGCAATCCACAAGTCCAGTAAAAGCATTACCTATTGTAGATGACATAGGACAGATCCTTGGCGTATTGATGCAGAAGAAAGGAAAAAATGTCAATCTTGAAGCATCAGTCAAAGCACAATTTACATGTAATGATCCAGAGGGTAGTGGTGCAGTATTTAAACCAAATATCGTAAATGGTAAGGTAGACTCAGTAGAAGTTATAAAACCTGGCATAGGTTATGGTTTTGATCCTGCAAGCACATTCTGTCCTAACGAACAGTATGGTGTGTTGGTTGATAAGGTAGGACTACAACAACACATGAATGATGGTGAGTTTATAGAGCAAGTGGTAGAGGGAAGTCCTGACGTATTACAAGTTGTAGATACAGATTATGACGAGACTCATATACTAATAGCAACAATAGATACGTCATTTAATCCACAATTAGAGGTAGGGTTACAGTTAAGAACTAAATCTGGACACGAGTTCGTATTAAATTTTGACAGAAAATTCCCAACTCTAGTAATACCACAAGGAGCAACAGCAATCTATGCTAAGTGTGGTGATGTTATTCCTAAAATTGACAACATCAGTATAAGGAACGTTGGTAGAAATTATGTTAACCCAGTTATCACTATTGGAACTGGCACAAAGAAACAAGAGATAGGAACGTTTACAAAAGATTCTCAGGGTAGGTTGATAGAACCAAAGATAACAAAGTTTGTATTAGGATTCGTCAAACCTGTCGTAGAGGATAAGGGCACAGATAGTGTAGAGGGCATTGGAACTGGTGCAGAGGTCAGTGTGGTCTATGAGTTTACAAGTCCAAGAGAACTCAAGGAAAATAATGTGTTACCATTGACACAATATATTGACTGTGTGGGTCATCCTATGATAAAATCAGCAAAAGAGGATGAAGAAGTATCACTTGTAGATAGTGCGATTAATGTTGTAGATAGTCAGATAGATGAAGGCGAAGCAACTAATACTTTCATGGACACAGTATCAACTCCTACTGTCGCAGATCCAGTATCTACACCTGTAACTCCATCCACGCCATCCGCCCCATCTGCTCCTAGTGCACCTTCTACTCCATCGACTCCCTCAGCACCAAGTGCTCCAAGTGCTCCATCTGCTCCAAGTGCACCAAGTGCTCCTAGTTCACCAAGTTCACCGTACGGAGGTGGATACTAATGGCAATTAATTTATTTGCAGGAGGATCTAATCTAGCAAACCTTTTAGCAAAGGTAAAGATAAGATACCCTAGAAACTATGTTCAATCAACATCTGCAGGGCATATGTTTGAGATGAACAATACGAAGGAAGGTGAATACATACGTTTACTCAATGCTAATGGTAATTTTCTCAATCTGGATGAGAAAAATAATAATTCTCTAGTTTCGTATAATGATACATATATTCTATCAGACCACAATCTTGTCATAAGAATCGGCAAGGATGTGAAGAATGACAGAATGGCACTACATGTCGTCGGTGACGTCAACATATATGTTGAAGGTGACATGCACAGCGAGGTTGAAGGTGATAGATTTGACAGAGTAAATGGCAACTACCAGATGCAAGTCGGTGGTGTGTGCACTATTCAGTCAGATGAGAACTTAGCGATACAAGCTAAGAATGAAATGAAATTAGAATCCAATGCCTACACAAACAAGACAACGTTCTTGGAAAATGATTTGAGTGAAGGCGGTTCTGTAAAGGAGAACGTAAAAGGTAATTATGAAATCAAGATACAAAAAAGAGCATCTACATTCTCTGTCAGTAGTGATGGTGATGTTCGTATGAGGGCAGACGGATGCCGATACGAAAAGGTGGGTGGCAACTATCTTACACAAGTAAGTGGTAAAGTCAAAACACAGGTAGATGGTGAATCTAAATCATGTATTGATGGGGGTGCATTCGATGGAATGATCTCATCACCTGATAGTAATGCTTACAAATTAAATGTTACAGGTAACATCAAAGGAGATGCTACAGGAAACATCGACCTAGATGCTTCTAACATATACTTGAATTGATAGCAGAATTTACTTAAACACATGACACAACACCATATGTCAGTAACTATGCAGGAAGCAAAGTTTCTTAAAAGCATTCTTGCAAAGCATTTAAACGATCACATAGAAGATCTGGTAAGAGAAGATAAGACAGAGCATGCGATGAAGCACATGCAAGAAAACAGACAGGCAGGATTAGACCTTATAAGTAAGGTTGAGGATACAATCAGGAGAGCAAGTAGAGCAGGTAATTCTACCTACTTTACATAGTTTAGTTCGTGTGCTACAATATTAGGAGTCGCACTGATGCCATTGTTTTACAACGAAGAAGAACACTTAGAGAAAGTCATAGTTGACATTCCTAGAAGATCCTTTACACTAATAAGTGATAGCGGTGACACAAAACTCATTGAATGCAACGCAGAACAATTCATGAGAGTTCTTGATGTCGTCCGTAACATGCTAACAACTGAAGAAGTAACTTACGTCTAATGTCTTATAACAAAACTTACAGTGAAATTAAAGAGATACTAAGAGACTCTAAGAAGATCACTAAACCTATCATGCTCAAGATAGCACAACTTGCTATTAAGGAAACTCTAGGAGATAGAGTTGAGTATGACAATATCCAATGGGACAGTAAATTTATTGACCTAGAAGCAGACAGTCTGGACATGGTAGAATTAGTCATGTTCTTAGAAGAATGTTTTGGTATTGAGATTCCTGACGAAGAAGCAGGAAATATAGTCACAGTTGGTGACGCTTGTGAAACAATCAAGAAGTGCAAAGCAAATAAAGGTAAAAAGAAAACAGTCAACGCTGCTAAGTACAAGAGTAAGCAAACTCCAGTTCCACATCCTGAGAGTCCTATGATGGCAAAACCACCAGGTCAATACATTGGAACAAACCTTGCAAGCAAAGACACACAAGAAGCATTAGAAAGATTACATGATGACATCAGAGATGCAGATGGAGATACTCCCAAACTTTCTTAAAGATGGTACGTTCAACGAACTAAGATCGTATATAACTGACTGTAATTTTCCATGGCATTATCCTCAGTCACCTGGTGAACCTGAGCAGTATTGTAGTATCCTTTACTTTGACCATGCGTTTAATAAAAGCATCAATCCTAAAATGATGAGAGTGTTACAAACTCTATGTCAACAATATCTTGGTGCTATCGCTATATTAAAGATAAAGGTAAATGCTACTCCTAGAAATGCACCAGAGCAGATATGGCATACTGATTGGCAAATACGCACACCAAGTAAAACGTGTGTGTTATACTTAAACTCTAACAATGGTTATACTGAGTTTAAAGATACAGGAACTAAGGTTGTAAGTGAAGCAAACACTGCTGTAATATTCAACACTAACTTAGAACATAGAGGTGTACCACAAACTGACATTGATCGTCGTTTATTAATGAACATAACATACTTTGAGAGATAATGCTAAAAACTTTTAACGAATGGTTTGAGGGTGAGTTTGACAACTGGACACAGGCAGCATCAAATCCTACAAAATGGGCACATATAATAGTAAAGCATGAGAAAATAGGTAGTTCTAGATTCCACACATCCTCTCGTTATAGTTACATGGATAAACCATATCGTGAGCAAGAGGTAGAGGTAACAGAACCACACGTCCTCGGTGCAAATGTTCCTATTATAATAGTAAAAAATCCTGCATGTGATATGGTGTTTTCATTTATTGAAGGTGGTAACTATTGGGAAGGTGTATCAGAACCAGAGTGTACATATAAAGGTAAATCATTAGAGAGTCAGGCAAGATTATATCACAATGAGTATCACACGTGGGATAAAGGATATTGGCAAGGTGCGGAAGGATTCTTTACCTTCAAAAAGAAAGTATAAATAGACTTGATAGTATTACTGTAAGCATGTAGTGGCAACTCGTAAGATATCTGACCTTACATTATTAGGAGCAGGACAAGTATCAAGTTCCGATACCCTGCTGTTACTAGATAACTCAGACCCAACCGATCAAAATAAAAGATCAGCAGTAGGAAGTATTTTTACTGCAGTCCCATCTGGAACATTTACAGCACCTGGCGTTCGCTTTGAGGGCAAAACTGCTACTGGTGTGTTTTCCGAAACACAGGGACAGGTTGGTCTTGCAATGGGAAATGCTAGACTTAACTTACAAAAAGTCGGAACGACTCTTAATATACAAGCAAGAGACGATGCTGACACTAACCTAGACTTTACTATATCCGCACAGGGAACAGGTAAAATACGTCTAGGTTCTATTTTGGCGATTAGTGATCTCAACTTTATCGTACCTAACTCTATTGATGAGACAAAGGTAGCAAAGTTTAGTTCAGCAAACTTAGTGTCTGGTTTGACAAACGTGTATTCATTCCCATCTAACGAGGGATTGACTAATACGACTGACGAACTAGCAACACTCAAGGCAACACAAACTTTTGAGAACAAAACTATTGTATCTCCAATTTTTACTGGAACTCTATCAATAGAAAGTTTTTCTTCCACAGGTGACGCCACTATAGGTAATGAAGCATCAGATAGTTTGACTGTCAATGCTGCTTCAACATTCGCTTCATCAACAACATTTGCTAACTCTGCTATTTTTAACTCAGGTTTTACTGCTGCTGATATGACAGCAAACAGTTTATCTCTAGTCGATAATGGCACAGGAGGTAATGTTCTTACAGTTGCTAGTGATGATGAGAATAATTTTGGTATTGTCGTTGTAAATGACACTTACAAAGTATCAGCACCCGCAGGAATTAAACTCAGTCAATATAACAATGGTGAAGGTGAGTTTCTTCTAAGAGGAAATGCAAGCACCACAGATGGACTACCATTTAAAATAAGACAAGTTAGTGGTGGATCCTTACAATGGGATACCTTAACAATTGCTACTACTGGTGCTGTTGGTCTTAATTATGGTGGAGTTCAAAAAGTAACCACAACAAACACAGGAATTTCAATTGGAGGTGCTATAGATGCTGTCACATCTATCACTGGCAGTGGCGACATCGCTATCGCTACTGATAAGTTTACTCTGGATTCTGCTACTGGTAACGCAGTATTCGGGGGTAACATAGTAAATGGCGGTAACATTACCGCTGCAACAGGAACCGACTTCCAGTTTGGTTCCCAACTTGACCCTACTAAAGTAGGTATTGGTAGACCCGCAACGACATATAACTTAGAAGTTGAGGGGTCTATATATTCTACAGGCTCTACTATTATTGCAGGAAATGGATCTGCGGGTAAGTTCATCCTACAAAAGGGTGCTGCTGCTATCAGTCTTAATTTCACCAATAATTTAGGAACTGACGAGGCAGTCATAGATGGATCTGGTAGATTCGGTCTAGGCAAGTCTCCACAATATAAATTAGATGTTTCTGGCGACAGTTGGATAGATGGTGACATAACTATCAACACAACTAACCCAACAAATAATACAGGTGGTAAAATATCTGCCAGAGAACTTGTTCTCACAGATCCATCCACAGGTGCAACAACAACACTAAACGCAATAAGCGGTGGTGGAGGTCTTTCACGAGGCAAAGTTTATTTTTTAGCTAATTAATCAATCATGGCGGTAAAACAGAATGGAGTTCTAGCAACCTTTACTCCTACAGTATCAGATTATACAAACAATACGGTTGCTGCAAACAACAACGCAATAGCAACTAATGGTTGGTGCATGTATACATGTCCAGAAGCTACCTTAGTGAGTGCTAAATTAATTGTTGCAAATAATACAGGTGGTAATGCAAATATAGATGTCGGCATAGTAGAACAAACGGATGTCATACAACTTGATGCACTAGCATCACAACCGAGCACACCAAGTAACTATGGTGCATTTTTATTTCCGTCAGGAACTGCGAATAGTTACACATCATCTATTGTACTAGAGTATGGAAACGAGTCTGGAACATTTGCTGTAGGAGAAACTTTAAGTTGGACTAACTCTAACAGATCCCCTGCTGCACAGACTGCAATAATTCATTACTCAGACACAGTAAATAAAAAATTGTGGTTAAGAAACATGTCTCACCCACTAGGGTTAGATGTACCTGGCGACACAAACTTTACATCTAGCGGTGGTGCAACATGTTCTGCAGGACCTTCATACGCAGGAACTGGTGGAACTGACGGTCACTCTGGTATCGTTAGATTCTATGACTCATTACAGGGAACATTATTCCTACAAAACTATGAGTTTAGAAATAATTTAGATTATGTTCACCTATATGCGAACGATGCCAATGAGGTTCGTGAGCAAAGTAACAACAATCTTAACAGATCTAATGGTAGGATCTGGAGACCAGTTGGTACTACAGTAACCAGATATGCTGCTGCAGGAAATACTACACCAGCTACGGAGTTTATATCTGGAAATGGTATAGAATGTTTAATCTCTAGCGTATCACAATGTGCTGACTATCAGTATATCGCAAGAAATAAACAGGTCACAAACTCCGACATTTTTGAATTGAGTGGGTTGGTCTTAGGATCATATCAATCTATTTTCGTTAGTTCTTCCGCTGCTGTTTCATTCTCCCTAATCGGATTTGAAGAAACTGCTGAAACACTATCATAACCTTTTAAAAGATGGCACTAACAAGACTTAAAAACGTCTTTACATCAAAAACTGGACGTTGCTTATATGTCAACTCTGATGACTTTGATGCATCTGACGCATTTGACAATAGAGGTAACTCACCAAACCGTCCTTTCAAGAGTTTACAAAGGGCGTTACTTGAAGCAGCAAGATTTTCGTACAAGAGTGGTCAGTTCAACGATACATTCGAGTCATTCAGTATAGTATTATATCCTGGCGATTACGTTATTGACAATAGACCTGGCACAAATACAGCAGGACAGGCATATATTCCTGCAGATATTACCGAGTTAAGTGCATCTAGTGACATGACACTAGTGGATGACAGTGGTAATATAAATCCAAACAATATTTTATACAGATTTAATTCAGTAGAAGGCGGTGTTATAGTTCCTAGAGGTACATCTATCGTAGGTATGGACTTACGTAAGACTAAGTTACGTCCTCTCTATGTTCCTGATCCAACAACAGCAGCAATTCCTGCTAGTGCAATCTTCCGTGTAACAGGTGGTTGCTATTTCTGGCAGTTTAGTTTCTTTGATGGTATATCATCAGGTGTGTACAAAGATCCTGCACAACCAAGTGCATCATCACCACCAACATACTCACACCACAAACTTACATGTTTTGAGTATGCTGATGGCAAGAACATACAGAGCACAATAAATGGAACTGATGGTAACGCCTTATCAACTAATGATCTACAGTTATACTATCAGAAAGTAGCAAAGGCATGGGAAGATATTCCTGATAGCACAAGTGTTATATCTGCTGACGAACTACAGGCACGTGTAGAAGAGAACAGAATCGTAGGTCCTAACACAGCAGGTCCTAAAACAATCAGTAGTATTGTTACTGACTTTGTTAGCACAAACGTATTCACAACAACAGCAGAGGTTACAACTGCTGATGCTCACGGGTTCTCTGTTGGAACTCCCGTATTATTAGAGGGTGTCACAGGAACTGACGCATCAAGATTTAATGGATCGTTCTTTATCAGTGCGATACCAACACCAACGACATTTAGATATACTATCAAGAATCCTGGCACAGGTGCACCATCTGGTAACCCAACTGCGGGTGGATCAACGGTGAAGGTAGAGGTTGATAACGTCGACAGTTCATCACCATATATCTTTAACATATCTCTACGTTCTACATGGGGTATGCAAGGTATGCATGCTGATGGTAGTAAAGCAACTGGATTTAAGTCCATGGTTGTTGCACAGTTCACTGGTGTATCACTACAGAAAGATGACAATGCATTCATTAAGTGGGATGGATCTGCATATATCGCAGGATCACACACTGATGGAGATAGTATATACAAAGCAGCATATAGAAACTTCCACGTAAAATGTTCAAATGACTCTGTTATCCAAGCTGTTTCTGTGTTCGCTGTTGGTTTCGCTGACCATTTCGTCGCTGAGTCTGGTGGTGACCAGTCCATTACGAACTCTAACAGTAATTTCGGTTCATGTGCATTAAGAGCAAAGGGATTCAAGAACGCACCATTTACTCAAGATAAAGCAGGAACTATAACACACATCATACCACCACAAAAGTTAGCAAGAACATATGCTGCAGTTGGTGGATATACATTCACTCTTTCATTTAATGATAAATTAGTCCCATCTAGTCCTGCAAACAATACACATGGTATTGTAGTTGGTGATTATGTAAGATTTGGAGCACCAGATCATCCAGAATCATATCTAGTAACAGCAGTTAGTAGTAGTACAGGAGAACTAACACTCAATAGAGGTTACAGAAATATCAGTAGTGCAGTCAGTGGTGCTAGTCAGACTGTATATAAAGGAACAGTTAGTGAAATACCTGTTGGTTATGTTGCACTTGACGTACAGAAAATACAAGACAACGCATCACAGGGTAACAGTAACTGGGCAATTAACCAGTCAGGTATATCAGT